CTAAAGCTAAGGCTAAAGCGATCTCTAAGAGGAATATGAAGTGAGACCAGTTTCTGTCGGTAAGAATCTAACTGCTAATACGGCTACTACGCTGTATACAGTTCCTACTGGCTATTACGCTAAATGTTCACTCTTGCACGTTTGTAATACCTCTCCTAGTAAACATATTTCCTTCAGTTGGTATGACGCAAGTGCTGCTACATCAACTTTAATTGTTAGCGAACAAGTTTTATCAGCAAGAACTACATTAACGCTTATTTCAGACACACAATATTTTGTGATGGAGGAAGGCGATTATATAACTGCTACTTCTGAAGCGGGAGCAACAATGTCTGTACTTGCAACATTTGAAATTGAAGGGTCACAGAGAACATGACTTACTTAGAACTTGTTAACGATGTGTTAGTTCGCTTGCGTGAAAGCACAGTCTCTACTGTTGGCGAAACAACCTATTCTTCTTTGATTGGCAAGTTTGTCAATGATGCCAAGCGTCAGATTGAAGATTCCTTTAATTGGAATGTTCTGAGCACTACAGTGACTATCACAACTGTTGCGAATACACACGCTTATTCAATGACGGGTGCGGGTCAAAAGTTCCAAGTTAACGATGCTATTAACTCTACAAGTTTTATTGGTTTAAAAAATATCAGTTTTGTGGACATGAACCGCAAACTGAACTTTGGTACTCCATCAACTGGCATACCTTCTGAGTTCACCTTTGATGGTGTTGACTCTAGTGGAGACACTAAAGTAGAGTTATTTCCAATTCCTAACGGAGTCTATACAGTAATGTTTGACTTGGCTGTACCGCAAGCAACTCTGTCATCAGATGCTACATCTGTAAAAGTCTTAGATTATTTAGTTGCCCAAAGTGCTTATGCAAGGGCTTTGATTGAACGTGGCGAAGATGGAGGAACTGCCTCTTCTGAAGCCTATGCTTTGTTTAGAGGAATGCTTTCGGATGCCATTGCACTCGAAGGCACTCGCTATGTAGAAAACAATTTTGAACCCGTCTAATGTCTAAGCCTCTGCAAAGTTACAGTCTCTCAGCACCAGGCTTCTATGGCCTGAATACTGAAGATTCTCCCCTTGATTTGGGGGCTGGCTTTGCTTTGGTTGCAACTAACTGCATCTTGGATCAATATGGTCGTATTGGTGCTAGAAAAGGTTGGTCAAGGGTTAACTCTTCTTCTGGCAATCTAGGTGCTAATGATGTTGGAGTTATCCATGAGTTAGTCCAGACTGATGGGACTCTTACAGTTCTATTCGCTGGCAACAACAAGCTATTTAAACTTGGCACTTCTAATGCGGTGACTGAGTTAACCTATGGTGGTGGCGGTACTGCTCCTACCATCACGGCATCTAACTGGCAAACTGCCACTCTTAATGGGATTGCATACTTCTTCCAAACTGGTCACGATCCTTTGATTTATGACCCCGCTGTTAGCACAACAACATTTAGAAGAGTATCTGAGAAAACGGGTTATGTTTCTACAGTTCCACAAGCCAATATCTGCTTGTCAGCATTTGGCAGATTGTGGGTAGCTAACACCTCAACAGACAAAGTAACTATTACCTTCTCTGATCTGATCGCAGGTCATGTATGGGGTGGAGGAACTTCAGGATCGTTAGATGTCTCCCGTGTGTGGCCTAATGGTGCGGATGAAGTGATGGGCTTGGCAGCTCACAATGATTTCTTGTTTATCTTTGGTAAACGACAGATTCTTGTTTATTCTGGTGCTTCAACACCCGCAACTATTGTTTTAAGCGACACAATTGGCTCTATTGGATGTATTGCTAGAGATACCATTCAAAGCGTTGGTTCTGATGTTATTTTCTTGTCAGACTCAGGTGTTCGTTCATTGATGAGGACAATTCAAGAAAAGTCTGCTCCTCTGAGAGACTTGTCTAAAAATGTTCGTTTTGACCTAAATTCATCTTTGGCAGGTGAAACATTGGCTAACTTGAAGTCTGTTTACTCAGAAAAAGAAGCTTTTTATCTGCTTGTTTTACCTGCTACTTTCCAAGTTTACTGCTTCGATACCAAGCAATCTTTGCAAGATGGGGCATCTAGGGTTACTAAGTGGGACTCTATTGCACCAACTGCTTTACGTTCTTTGCGTAATGGCGACTTGTATATTGGTAAGAATGGGTATATCGGTAAGTATGGAACTTATCTTGATGACGCATCCACATATCGTTTTTTGTATTACACAAATAATGCTGACTTAGGAAACCCTAATCAGATTTCTATTTTGAAGAGTGTGACTGCCATCGTTATTGGTGGGTCTAATCAGTTCTTAACAATCAAGTGGGGATTTGATTATTCTGGTGCTTATCAATCAGAGAATGTTTATATTCCTACACAAATAAGCTATGAATATGGCATTGCTGAATACAACATTGCTGAATACACAAGTGGCGTTCCAATTAAAACTTTGACAGCAAATGCTTCAGGTTCTGGAAAGATTGTTCAAACTGGTTATGAAACTACAATCAATAATGTTTCATTTTCTCTGCAAAAGATTGAAATTCAAGCCAAAGATGGCAAAATAGGGTAAGAGGTAAACCATGTCTAATTACACAAAATCAACCAATTTCGCTACCAAAGATAATCTATCACCTGGCAATCCTTTAAAGATTGTCAAAGGTACTGAGATTGATACTGAATTTAACAACATTGCTACCGCTGTTGCGACAAAGACAGACAATGCTTCTGCCGCAATTACTGGCGGTACGATTGTTGGCATTACCGATCTAGCGGTTGCTGATGGTGGTACAGGTGCTTCTACAGCCGCTAATGCAAGAACTAATTTGAGTGCTGCTTCTAGTGGTGCTAACTCTGACATTACTTCTATTACTGGTCTTACAACAGCATTAACAGTCTTACAAGGTGGTACAGGTGTAACCACTTCTACGGGTACAGGGAATGTAGTGTTGTCAAACTCGCCAACATTGGTGACTCCCGCCCTTGGAACACCGAGTGCCGCAGTCTTAACAAATGCTACGGGTCTACCGATCTCAACTGGTGTAAGTGGTTTGGGTACTGGTGTAGCAACTCTTTTGGCTACACCTTCTAGTGCTAATTTAGCCTCTGCAATTACTGATGAAACAGGTTCTGGCTCATTGGTGTTTGCTACTAGCCCTACCCTAGTAACCCCTATTCTTGGAACACCCACAAGTGGCACTTTAACAAACGCTACTGGTCTTCCTATCAGCACAGGCGTTTCAGGTCTTGGAACAGGCGTAGCAACCTTCTTGGGTACTCCATCAAGTGCCAATCTAATCTCTGCTGTAACAGATGAAACTGGCACAGGTTCGTTAGTTTTTGCAACAAGCCCAACATTGGTAACACCCGCCTTAGGAACACCATCTGCTTTGGTTGGCACAAACATTACTGGTACTGCAGCTGGACTGACTGCTGGTAATGTCACAACAAATGCTAACTTAACAGGTGCTATTACTTCTACTGGTAATGCAACATCTTTGGGTTCATTTAGTTCTGCTAATCTTTTGGGTGCTTTAACTGATGAAACAGGAACAGGATCAGCAGTCTTTGCTACCTCACCAACTTTGGTTACTCCTATCCTTGGTACACCAACAAGTGCAACATTGACCAATGCAACTGGTTTGCCTTTGACCACAGGTGTCACAGGTCAACTTCCTGTAGCTAATGGCGGTACAGGAACAGCAACTCCTAGCATTGTTGCGGGAACAAACGTAACTGTTACTGGCACATGGCCTAATCAAACTATTGCGGCATCTGCGGGTGGTTCTGGAACTGTAACTAGCGTTGCGGCTACAGTCCCAAGTGTCTTTAGTGTCGCAGGCTCACCGATTACTACATCTGGTACATTGGCATTGACCTACTCAGGTACTGCTTTGCCAGTAGCTAATGGTGGAACTGGCTTAACAACAACCCCTGCCAATGGTGCTTTGGATATTGGTAATGGAACAGGATTTACTCGCACTACATTAACTGCGGGTTCAAACATCACAATTACTAACGCAAGTGGTGCAATTACGATTGCGGCTTCTGGAGGTGGTTCTGCCGCTGGCTCGACTACACAATTGCAATACAACAATGCGGGTGCATTTGCGGGTTCTGCAAACATGACGTTTGACGGAACTAGCCTTACTTTGCCTAATGATGCGTTTATTGGTGGTTATAGAGTCGGTGCTGGCGTTAATGGTAATAACACAGTTTTTACGCCAACTAGTGCATCTACCATAATTACTGGAACATCGTATCAAAATGTGGCATTTGGGGTTTACGCACTAACATCACAAACGGCCACTGGATACACAAACAATACCGCCCTTGGATGGGCGGCTTTGCGTTACAACACAACTGGCGTTAACAATGTTGCCGTAGGAGGTAGCGCACTTACAAACAACACCACAGCAGATTACAATACTGCCACAGGTTTGAATTCATTATCGTCAAACACGACTGGCATACAAAACTGTGCCGCAGGATATAACTCACTTACTTCAGTTTCGACAGGAAGTGGCAATGTTGGCATAGGTTACAGGGCTGGTACTGATTTAACAACTGGAAGTTCCAACGTATTTATTGGGAGCACAGTTGGTAGACCTTGTACTACAAGTAATGGTGGCATTTGGATTGGAACTTGTGATGCTTCTGGTACGGCAGCAGCTTATGAAATTGTTATTGGTGGTGGTACTGGTAAAGGTGCATCTACTGGTTTTATAAATCCTAATAGCGGTGGCGTTTATCAGGGCAACAACTCAACTTTATGGTCTGTAACTTCTGACCAAAGATTGAAGAAAAACATTGTTGATAACAATATTGGTTTAGAAAAACTTACGCAAATTCAAGTGCGTAATTTTGAATATCGCACCGAAGATGAAATTACAGAATTACCAACTCATTCTGCAATTAAAAAAGATGGTGTTCAACTTGGTGTAATTGCTCAAGAGTTACAAGCTGTTTTACCTGAGTGCGTAAAAACTGAATCAACTGGCGTTATGTCTGTAGATGCAGATAACTTGACTTGGTACATGATTAACGCTATCAAAGAACTCAAAGCAGAATTTGACGCATATAAAGCATCACACCCATAAGGACTGACATGATTACTGAAACACCCGAACAAATTGCCAAGCACTACTCTGCCGCAATGGATAGCGTAAACTTAATCAATGGTGGCAAGCCAGAGAACATGACTAATGTTGAATGGGCTGATTGCCTATCACGCAACAAAGAACATTTAAAAATCATGTTGGCTAAAGACTATTGGACAACCGAAGACCTTGCACCATTGCAAGCTGCCTCCGAATAAAAGGAAAATATCATGGCCGCACCAATAGTAATGAGTGATGAAGAGTTGTTTCAACTTACTGGCAGTTGGGAAGCTGCGGCAGCTTTGCGAGATCAACAATATAGAGCATTAAACGAATACAACTTTTCACAAGCTGCCCCTACATCGGGCGGTATGCTTAGTGGAAATATCTTAGCAGGTGCAAGTTGGAACAGCTTGAATCCTACGCTTGCTGGTGAACTTACAGCAGCCACAGGTCAAGAAACATCTAACTATGCAGTTGGTGGTGCTACAACTGCTGACACACTTGCTCAGTTAAACACATACCTAGATGGCGGTGGTAGGTTTGACCCAACTGCAACTGTGTTTCTGCAAACTGGTGGTGTTGACTTCTTGCAAGGTGTTGATAAAGCAACCATTAAAGACAACATCAATCAGATTTGTAAAACTTTGGGTAACCAAGGTGTTAATGTTGTCCTCACTGGTTCTCCTTATGCTTCTTCTATCAACGATGTAGTTACAAACAACTTTAACCCTAAAGTTGACCCATTGTTTAACGAAATTGCCAAAGAAAACAAGAATGTTGCTTTAGTTGGTGTTCAAGGTGAGATTCTGCAAAACAAGAAATTGTTAGTAGATGCTTTGCATACCAATGCTGAAGGTACATCCATTTATAACCAAGCTGTTATTAACTCGCTATCTCAGTTTAAGAACGAAGTTCCATCTAGCACCCCGAAAGCTATTGCACAAGTACAAGCATCAAATATTGTAGCTATAACCCCTCCAATTATTACTCAGGCTGCTGCTAATCCTCCTATTGCTCAAGCATTAGCTACACAAAGTGTTGATAGTTTAATTTTATCTGGTAATTTAAGCCCTACACAAATAGCAAAACAAACAGGATTATCAGAAGGAGAAGTACTTTCTATCGCTGTTGCCAATGTTCCTATGGGTCAATCAATAACGCTTGGTGACACTGTTGTTCAGGCTGCATATCGAACTACTGGTTCTGGAATGGACGAGCAAGTTCTTGGAATTGAGAATATTTACACATCTAAAGTTGGTAGTAATGGTGCGCCAGGTACTCAGCAACAACAATATTCACCTACTGGTGAGTTCCAAGGAACAGTAACAAATCAAAAGGTAGGTTCATTCTTTGGTGGTTTAGCTGAAGCGTTTAATGACCCTGTTGTTCAAGCAGCTTTCTTGGGTCTAGGTGGCGGTGGTGCTTTAGGTAACGCTTTAGGTCTTACAGGCTCTACGGCACAAGCAGTTGGTACAGGTCTTTTCAAAGGTGGTGCTGCTGCTGCTGGTGGTGCTGATATTGGAGAAGCGTTAAAAGTTGGACTTCTAAGTGGTGGTTTGGTTTATGGTGGTAATGCGCTTAATAACTACTTAACTACAGGAACTACAGCAGACCTTGGAATTACAGAACGTCAGTTTGCTATTCAAGATGCTAAACAGTTAGCAAGCCAAGGTTTATCAACTACTCAAATTGCTGATACTTTGGCGGCTGGAGGCTATAACGAAGCAATTATTGATAGAGCAATATCTTCTTTAACAGGTTCTACTGCATCTACGTTGCCAACACCAGGTGCTGTTAATGTTACAGGCACTGCTACTCCTGCAATCAATGTGGGTCTATTGGGTGGCTTGGTCTCTCCGACAACCACTGCGGCAACTACTACTCCAGTAACACAATCTGGCACTGTAAATGTTACTGGTACGGCACAACCTCAAATGGTAGATCAAGCGACATTAAACTTGGTTTCTAGTCAACTTGCTTCTAACTTAGGAACTAATGCTAACTTAGCTAATGTTGAAATTACTGCAAATAGACCTGCTACTACGCAAGAGATTACAAATGCAATCCTTGCTACAGTACCAAATGTAACTCTTCAACAAGCACAAACTCAAGCGCAAGTATTGATCACAAGTGGTCAGAACTTGACTACCAATGACTTGATTAGTGCTGTGTCTTCTGTGTTTCCAAACATTACTAATAATGTTGCAACTCAGATTATTACTAGCTCGAACTCTAGTTCTATTCCTTCAGTAATTAACTCTTTGGCATCTGTTGCTGCATCAACAATTCCTGCTAGTTCGGTTGCAACTCAAACAATTACTGGTAAAAGAGAACCTGGTATTACCAGTGATTTAACAGCGGCAACAATTCCGTTGATTCAGCCAAGTACGCCATTAACATTGCCTGAAATACCAAAACAAACAACAGCATCAAATCCTTTGCTAAACACTGCTGGTTCTGTAGGATTATCAAGTTTGCTATCAAGATTGCCTAATTTGATTTCTGGTGGTTTAGGTACTGCTGGCAACCTATTGCAGATGCAAACATCAAGAGATGCGGCTCTTAAAGCGCAAGCAATGATTGATGCTGAAACAAAAGCGGCAAAAGATGCTGCTCAGTTTAGACCTATTGGCATGACCACAAGGTTTGGAACATCTCAGTTTGGTTTTGATCCTGTAACTGGTAGATTGTCGAGTGCGGGTTATAACTTAACACCAGATGTTAAAGCCCAACAAGATCGCTTCATGGCTTTGTCTAATCAAGGTTTGACACAAGCTGAACAAGCACAATCTCAGTTTGCTCCTCTCCAAACAGGTGCTACATCTCTGTTTAACCTTGGAAATAAATATTTAGCTCAAACACCAGAAGATGTTGCTCGAAATTATCTTGCTCAACAGATGTCTCTTTTGCAACCAGGTCGTGAGTTAGAGTTTGCTAATTTGCAAACTAAATTAAGAAATCAAGGTCGTTTAGGTTTGTCTGTTGCTCAAGGCGGTGATTTAGGTGCTACAACTCCTGAGTTACAGGCTTTGTACAACGCTCGTGCTAGACAAGAAGCTGAGTTAGCAGCTAATGCCCAACAATTAGGTCAGAGGGATGTTTTGTTTGGGTCAAGTCTATTGGGTCAGGGTGCTCAAGCTATGGGTCAGTACTATAGTGGTCAACAAGCCGCTTATGCACCTTATACAGCCGCTTTGGGACAAGCTCAAACCTTGGAGACTTTGGGTCAACAACCATACAACATGGGTGTTAACTTGGGACAAATTGGCTCACAAGCAGGGTTTAATGTTGGTCAACTAGGCTTAAAAGGAGCGCAATTGAGTGCAGGTTTGGCAACAAGTGCTGATGCAACACGCAACCTACTAGCTCAAGGTTTAACTGCCGCAGGTAATCCTAACGCTCAGTTTGGTCAAGTAATAGGTAATACGCTTGGTGGATTGTTTGGTGGTGGATTGCAGTCTGCATTTAGCGGAACAGGTTTAGGCTCTTCTGGTTTTGGAACTGGTTTAGCTTATGGCAATCAAGACCTCGGCTTATTCTTGTAAGGAATCATCATGGCAGAAAATATCGTAGCGGGTCTGTTTGGTTTGACTCCACAAATGTACCAAAATCAACAGTACCAACAAGATTTAAATCGTGGTATCTCAATGGCACAACTATCGCCAGGTGCTGCGGCTCAAGCGGGACTTCAGGCTAGTGTTGGTCAGCTAGGTCGAGGCATTGCGGGTGCTATGGGCATAGAAGACCCACAGTTGAAGCTAATTAGTGCCCGTAATGCTATTGCCCAACAGATTGACCAGACTAATCCTGAGTCCATCCTAAAAGGTGCTCAAATGTTGGCACAAGCTGGCGACCAACAAGGTGCTATGGCTTTAGCTCAATATGCTCGTCAAGCACAGAGTGAAATGGCTCAAACACAACAAAGACGGGCAGCAGAACAAGCATCTTTGGCAACAACTGCTAAGACTCAATTGTCTATCCGACAAGAAGAACAATTGCGTGATGAGTTATCTAAACTACCTCAAGACGCATCACAAGAAGATATTATTTCTGTATTAACTAAATATGGTTCACCAGATAAAGTTCTTGCGGCTTTAACGGCATCTGCAAGTAGAAAAGAGGCTACACAAGCTAGAACCGAAGCATTACAAGCAAATATTCAAGCAAGAGCAGAAACCTCAACTGCGGCTAATCAAGCAAAAATAGAGGCTGCCACAATAGCGGCACAAGCTCGAATTGATGCGGCTCAACAGGCTGGTGCTACTCGTCTTCAGGTTGCTCAAATGCAAACTGATGCCCGAAGAGATATTGCACAACTTGCTATTTCTTTGAAAGAAGCGGCTAATGCTGAATTGCTTACTCCTAAAGAAAAGCAAAAGCGTGAAGCGGCATACCCACAGGCAACCTCTGCTATCAGTAGTTTTGAAACTAAGGCTGACTCATTTATTAAAGACATTGAAAAGCTAAGAGATAGTCCTGGTCTATCTGAAATTACAGGCTTCGCGGCAGGTCGAATCCCTGGAATCACAGCCAATGGTCGTGCGGCTCAAGCCTTATACGATAAGATTGTTGCCAAAGGTGGCTTCCAAGCCCTGCAAGACTTGCGTGATGCATCCAAAACTGGTGGTGCATTGGGTAATGTGTCCAATCAAGAGGGTAAACAACTTACTGCTTCTTTTGCTGCCATTGATCGTAGACAAGATGCGAAAGATGTTAGAGCCGCACTTGACCAAGCTATTGGCGACATACAAGCGTCTAAGACTCGTTTGAAAGAAGCGTACGACATGACGTACTCTTACAAGGCCGAGCAACCCAAGAAGGCACTTTCTGGTGAAGATCAGCAAGCATTAGATTGGGCAAATAAAAACCCCAATGATCCTCGCTCTGCACAAATCAAGAATCGTTTAGGAGCTAAGTAATATGGCTGATTTTGACCCTGATGCATACCTTGGCAAAACAACAGAGTTTGACCCTAATAAATACTTGGGTGTTAAGCCTCAAGAGTCTGATGAAACTGCTAGGTTGGCGGCTCGTTATCCTGCACCATTGTCAGAACAAATACCTGGTTATGGTAAACCTAGTCCTACGGCTAAAGCTGATCGTAATTTAAGTTTAAGCCAGTTGTTATATCGCAACATTGCCAAGCCAGTAGTTGCTCCAACAGTTGAGGCAATGGGTGCTGTTGGCGGTGGTTTACTAGGAACTCCACTAGGCCCAGCAGGTATTGTTGGTGGTGCAGGTTTAGGATATGGAATGGCTAAAGAGGCTTTAAAACTTGGTGATATATACCTTGGTGGCATGACTCCTGAAGAAGCGCAAACACAACCCGTTAAGAACATTCTTGAAGGCGCAACTTATGAAGCGGGTGGTCGTGTTGTTGGTCAAGCAGTAAGTGCTGGTGTTGGCAAAGTAGTAGATTTATTTAATGCCCCTGCACAAAAAGCCGCTACTTTGGCTCAATTATCTCTTGGTAAAGATCTACCTGATGTGCTTGCCGCACTAAGAAAAGCTCCTCCCAATGCAAGTGTTGCTGAAATTACAGCATCTTTTAACAATCCCAAGTGGCAAGCATTGATTGATGATGCACTGCAACAAGACCCGCAATTCTTGCGTAAAGTTAAGTTGTTTAATGAAGAAGATTCTTTGAAGGCTTTGTCTAAATTAGCGGGTGGTGAAAATGCGGCTGAAGTTCGTTCTGTTGCTGAAAAAGCAAAGGATGCTTTAAATGCTATTACAACCCCATCAAGAGAAGCATCATTAAATCGTGCAAATCTTGGTAAAGCAGTTGCTGAATATGAAGCAAAAGCAGGGGTGTTAAGTGGAGAAGCTGCCGCCAAAGTAGCTGATGTTCGCAGATTGATTGAGGCTGGAGAATTGGCAGAGGCAGCAGGTCGTCTTGAGTTAATCAAGAAGGGTATTCCTGTTGGCTTTACTAGATATACCTATAAAGGTGATTTAGCTTTGATGGCAGACAATTGGGCAGCAAAAGCGGCAGATGCTTCTTTGGATTTAGGTCAGGGTGCTCGTTTTGCACAAGGTGCGGCTGATGCTTTGCGATCTGTTGGCATAAAACCACTTGAAGGTGCGGCTCTATCTCAAAGGATTTCTTCTATTGCCAATAATCCAAAGTTTGCTGGTGATGATGTACTTGTTGGTGCAGTAAAGAATGTTGCTGATGACATTGCAAGGTGGACAAACAATGGTGGTGTCGTAGATGCTGTTGCTTTGGATGCCATTCGTAAGAACTCTGTAAATGCGGCTATTCAGAAGCTAAGACCAGGCATTGATGCTACATCGCAGAGAAACCTTGCCTCTACAGTTTTAGGAAACATTAGACCACTTCTCATTGATGCAATTGAAGAGGCTGGTGGTAAAGGTTATCGTCAATACCTTACTGATTACACAAAAGGCATGGAAAAGATTGCCGAGCGTAAACTAACAGGTGAAGCACTGAAACTTTGGAAAACCAACAAAGATGGATTTGTGCGGCTAGTTCAGAATGAGTCTCCTGAAGAGGTTGAGAAGATTCTTGGGCCAGGCAAGTACAACATTGCGGTTGAGTTGGCAGATTCAAGTTTGTCTGTATTGCGGGATCAGGCACAAAAACGACTAACTCAAGTATCCGTTGGTGAACAAGTAAAAGAAGGCCAAACCGCCCTTGCACAACTGTTAAAACAACAAACTTCTTTTATAAGATTACCATCTTATTTAAGTGTAGTGGCATCATCAACTAATAAAGTGATTAGTGAGTTAGAGAAGGCTGTAAGTACTAAGACATTACAAACATTGACTGAAGCCATGAAGACTCCTCAAGGTGCGGCTAATTTGTTGTCAACATTACCTGCTGCTGAACGCAATCAAGTATTGAAACTGTTGGCAGACCCAAGCCAATGGAGTCCAACACTTAGTTCTTCAGCAACATTTGGCTTCAAGGGTGCTTTTGAACCTAGAGAAGAATAATGAGAGACTTTGCCGAAGCATTTGTTGCGGCAGTCTTTCTTGTTTGCTTTATTGTCTTTTGTAGTTACACAATAATTTGGGCGATGCCGTGAGATGGCTAATAGCACTTGTTCTTATCCTCTCACTGCAATCTACAGGACAAGACCTATGTAGTGTGCGTGAGTTTTATGGGATAGCCTACACAGTACATAACCCTACTGAGCGTCATCAACAGATGTCTGCTTGGCTTACAAAACATAAGACATTATGTAAAAGTTCCGACATGACTGTTATATGGAATAACTTATCGGAATGGGCGGGTAGTGCAGATAGTGCAGAGTTAAGGCATAAGGTTGTTCAAGGCTATAAAGATGCTCTTAAAAGGGAGAAGAAATGATAGATACCATCAAGCTATTCCCTACTATTCAACCTTTTGGGTATCCAGATAGACATGACCTTGCTCAAGTTAAGCTAGAGAAACAGCATGAAATGAACAAGGCAAATGAGTTAGCAAAGCAGAAACAGACAGAACTTCAAGATTTAGAGTTTGAGATTTACACTAAAAAAGTAGTTCAAGAGCGACTCCGCATGGAGATATTTCAG